TCGAGCAGCTTCAATATCAGCGGCATTAAGGTTCATGGATGTTTGATAGCCAAGTCCAGTCAAACCTGCTCTCAAAGCATTAGCAGCATCGGTCTGACCAAGTTGGGTCAAACCAATGCCAAGTGTCCCAGCCTGTCCAAGTCGCTGTGCTGCTTGTGCTTCAAGACCAGTACCAACACCGAGCAGTGAAGTACCAAGAGCGGCTTGACGCTGTGCTTCGCTAGTGCCAAACTGCTGTGCAGCCAACGCATTCTGCGCTCTAGCAGTTTCTTGAGCAGACAACAAAGATTGGAAGTAAGGATTAACGCCAGTGACAGCACCACCAACAGTGGGTAGATTTTGACTAAACCCAAGCAATCCTTTTTGACCAAGACTACCTAGCAGACGATTCTGTTCAATCTGTCGTCCCGGTGCTTGTAGCGCTTCTAGTTGACCAAACAAGGTTTGGCTTGCTTGAGCAGGATTGATAGCACCGAAGGCTTGACCAGCCTGCTGTGCTGTCTGCTCTGCAATGGTTTGATACGGAGCAGCCAGAGTAGTCGTAGCACCGGTAGGCGTAACCTGTGCGCTGCCAAGTCCGGTAGTAACTGTATAAGGAGTAAACGGAACAGCAGAGGCAGCACCAAGTTGTTCTGCTTTAGCGGCTGCTTGTGCGCCTAGTTGACGCTGTTCATCAGCAAGGTTGCTTAGAAACTCCTGATTGATGTATGTTTGAGCAGCAGAACCAAGAATTTGACCAAGTTCACTCTGAGTCAATGATTTAACAAGATCACCTGCTTGGTTAAACAACCTACCTGCTTGGTCAATAAATGAACCATCAGATAGAACAGTACCGGTAATAGCATTACCAGTAGCGTCTACACCAATGATTCCTTGACCAAGAACAGAAGGATTATTAACAAATGAACCAAGTTCACCAAGAACAGCGGTAGAGCCAGCAGCCGTGACTCCGGTAGCACCTAGCGTACCACCACCAGCAGCACCGGTAAGCAACCCAGTACCGCCACCCATCGTTGTCAGTCCCGGTGCGCCAGCACCAGTAGCAGTAAAGCCAAGACCAGAGCCTGTGGTAGTTAGTCCAGTTGTTCCTTCAAGACCGCCTGCAGGCCCGAGGGAGCCTAAATTAGGAAGACCTACGAGATCATATGCTGTAGAAGCAGGGCCTCCAATTGTAACACTACCAGCACCAGCACCTAAACCTGCAGCAGCAGAGCCAGCAGCGGCTAGTTCAGCAGCGGTAAGACCGCCTACAGTCAGGCCAGTACCTAGAGCGCCTCCGCCAATACCAGCAGCGGTAGTACCTGCCGTAAGGCCAGTAGCGCCAGCAGCACCGGCAGTAAGCCCTGTGCCACCGGCAGCACCACCAGCAGCACCTGCGGCGGCAGTGCCAGCACCTTGAAGAGCTAGAGCAGTTCCGCCAGCTACAACACCTACAGTAGCCCAGCCACCGGGAATCTCTTCATTAACGAAGTCATCTAGGTCAGCACCGACATCAACAACAGGGTCAATGACGACATCTTGAATTACATCACCAACACCGCCAACGATGTCTCCGATACCACCAACAACATCACCGATGAAACCTCCGCCTCCACCCATTATTTTCTCCTATACCAAATTTGGTATTCGTTGCCGTCTTTGCCTACATAATTCTTTAAGTAAGAAAAACCATACCACTTAATGAATTTCTGTTTAGGCAGATTAGTCTTGGGGTTGTGCAGTACGAAGAGATCGCTGTTGAGCATATCCATCAAATGCGCCCAGTCTTTATCCATTTGTTGCTTAGTGGTTCTATTCCACTTAGATACATCACAGTGTACCCAGAGTCTGTTTTGAAATCTTTCAAGCCAGACATAATGCGTTTTCCTGTTAATTACAGGTACTAAATTAGTAGGTTCCGCCACCAACAGTTCCTGAGAAAGTACCAGAGACAGTCAGGTTAGCCACCGTCACCGTACCAGTGAAGGTAGGGCCAGCCTTGTCTGCCTTGGTAGCAACAGCGGTAGCAATGTTGTTAAATTCCGTGTCAATTTCAGCACCACGGACAACTTTGTTGGTATCACCAGTAGGAAGGCTATCCTTACTGGCGAAGTCCGTTACTTTTGTATAGTCGCTCACTTAAATAGTCCTTCCAATAACAGAGTAAATATCAATCTTTTGTAGAGACAAGGGATAACCGTTGATAGCAGCGTCAATACCTAACTGCACCACATTACCGCTACCACTTAGTTGCTTAGAGAACTGATCAATAAAGATAGAAGCAGCGTACTCAGCTATGTTGTATTCAGCTACTCCATACTCAGCAATAGGCGCTTCATCAGTAGTGACTTGAGTGCTTTGATAGTTTGTATTATAATCGAAAGCCCAACGAATGTCAAGTGTTGTAGCGTTAGCGCCTACAACTGTTACAACTAATTTCTTTAGAATCTTGGTAACTGACGGATTACCAAAGTCAATAATTGGTGTGTAGTAAGAAAAAGTATACTGAACACCGTTATCTTGGTATCCGTCATAGATAGCAATACCGTCAGCCTTACCCAGCAACAGCCTGTTGTCTCTAGTAGACATAACTGCTCCGGGGTTAATTCTTGTCCATGTAGTTGCTCTAAAAGAACCATCCTCTAGAGGCGCTCTTACATCAAAGCAATAAACAAACTGACCACTAGGAAGCACTAATAGATAAAAGGCTTCTTTTTCGTGGTACACACTGCGAATAGCCGTATAGTCTTGTACATAAACAGTTTGTAAGAACTGATCACGAACATTCTTGCTAATATCACGCATCGGTGAAGACTTCTCTTGGATTGTACGACCAAGACTACGAACACCGCTGTTAGACAAGAAGATAATGTCTGTGCCAATATTCTGTATACTATCTCTAGCAATACAGCCAACACCTTTGATTACATCTTGTAGTTGCAAGGTGTCGATGTTATCTGCGCCGCTGTAGATAGCAATATTATTCTTACAGAACACAACCAAGAAGTTGTTGTGAGCAGCCAGTGCTACAATCTTATCTCCACCGGGAACTACCTGCTCAAGGTTAATAAAACCAGATCCTACGCCAGTAAAGTCATCAGGTTCTAGTAGTGCAGAATAATAAATAGTGTTCGTATTAGTGCCGATATCAGCCATCCACATACGCCCATAAGCAGCCAAAGCACAGTTAGGCATAAATGTTGTTACACTATATCCAGTAGGAACAGTACCAACATCACCTAGACGCTGAAAACCAAAACTACCGGTATGAGCATGAGCAGTAGCGCCTAGTTTATGATAAACAAGAGCAGGGTGGTCTTTTTGAACTAGATAAGCATGTGCCGATAGGTTTAGCCCAGAATCGTATAGCGGCTGAACAATCTGCCAATTACTAGCAGTAATCGTGTAAGTTAAGTCAGCAGTGTTGTCGCTGTTGCGAACCGTCTTAGAAGTTAGTGTTGTCTCTCCGGTGTACAAAGCATTATTACCAGCAGACAGAATAGTATAGGTAGCGTCACCATTATCAAACTCAAACATTGCTTTGATGTTTGTGCTTGTGCCATTAGTCGTGGTTCTGTAATACCAGCCTTTCCTAGCACCAATCCTACCAAACTTATCAATCACAGCATTGTAAGCCTGTGTTGCAAAAGCAGGATTAAGACCTACAGGAGAGTCTTGGTTATTAAGACCAAAGTATCCCGGTGAGGTTAGTGAAACAGCTTGTAATGGTTTGTTAGCCATTATTACGCCCAGTACCAGTTAGTCTCATCAGGACGACGACCAGCTTCAATAGCAATATGGTCTGCCAACGAACGCTGTGCAACAGCATACTGGCTAGAGATATTGATGCCTCCGTCTTCACCACGCTCTTCAATAGCCTTGGCCCATGCCAGCAGCACTATCGGTGACTTAGGAAGTTCAGTGGTGTCAGTGTCGTTGCTTAGTTCTGCTTCAGGCTTTACAACATCAAAGCGAACAGTGTAAACACCATCAGGCTTTGGATACAAATCAACCTGTGAATCACCGTTAGCGTCCACTCCGTTGAAGTTGTAATACAGAGGAGATCCAGCATTAGGATTAGGAATCAAAATAAGATTCTGCATCATATAAGCAGTAGGACGATACTCAAGAAACTCATCAGAAGTATCGTTAGCAGCCTGAATAACACGGAACCGAGTGCCAATGCCTGTTAGCGTATAGTTAAAAGAAGACGAATCTGTGTTAACAGTATAGGTGGTTCTAAGAACATCCCAGTTCCATGCATCCTCTACTTCACG